GGAGATAATGCCGTATGCGCTCATCGACGTGGCGAACCATTGGCCCGCTTTGTCGACCTGTACGAAGGTCTGCGTTGCCGTGTATGTTCCGCCGGGGAGATTCAGTTCAACCGGGTTGGGGATTGGTGGTTGTACGTTGGTCATGCTTCGTCCTCCTCTGCGTTCATTATCGCATTGCCGTCAAGTTGACTACTGCGTCACCCTCGGAAGCGTCACCCCGCTCTGCCCTTGGTACTTGCCCCGCTTGTCTGCGTAGGTCACCGCGGGTCGGTCGCCACGGAAGAACATGACCTGCGCGATGCCCTCATTCGCATAGACTTTGATGGCGTGCCGTGAAGCGTTGTGCAGTTCGATGGTTAATTGGCCAGTCCACCCCGGCTCCATCGGTGTGCAGTTGACGATGAGCCCGCACCGTGCGTACGTTGATTTACCCACGACGATCCCGACGACATCTTCGGGAATAGTAAACGTCTCGACCGAGCGACACAACACGAACGCGCTGGGTTGCAATACATACCAGTTCAATCGTTGTGAATACCAGCCCGGTATCATTGGCGATTCGTTGTATATGGTTTCGTCACGCACCGTCAGCGGATGCGGATATTTCGGGTCGATGACTTCGCCGCTGCGGAGTACGGTTTCGACCCACTCATCCGCCACGCGCATGTCGTAGCCGAACGACGTCACCCCGTACGAGATGACTCCGGGTCGCGGTACTCCTTCAGCGTATGGCGTAATCATTCCCTCGCCGGCCAGTCGCGTTATCTCGCGGTCATTCAGTATCATCGTCGTTTCTCCGCTTCTTCTTTCAGTAGCTGGCGCTGAAGCGCTTCGATCTTGACGGTGATCTCACTGCGCCAAATACGCAGGTCGTCGCGGTTCGGATGTTGCTTAAGCTCTGCGTCAATCTCCAATCGCTTCCATCGCCAAAACTCCAAGATTTGCAACGTGCTACTCATTGCCACACCGCCCGTCCGTCGTCATCGATGCGCATCCATTGCGACCAGCACGGTTGCGATGCCTTCCAATGCTTCCACCCTTTGCCGTCGTTCCATAGTCTGCGGAATGCTGCGTACTGCGTGGCCGGCTCGTCGGTGTCTGCGTGGGTCCGACCTTCGAGCCACATGTAGGTCTTGTCGTTAAACTGAAACAATCCGCCGTCCTTCGTTGCGCTTCGTGCGTGCATCGAGTACGTGCCGTAGTTGTGACCGTCGCCAGACTCACACGCCACGATGGCCGCGGCTTCGCGTGTCACTGCGAACGGCTCCGTGTGACAGACGCCGGTGTTGCAAAGTAAATACCAAAAGAGAATCACGCTGTCCATAGTTCTACCTTTCTAAAACCAAGACCAACCGAGTGCGAAGTACGCGGTCATTGCGATGAACGAAACATAGACCGCGCAAACGATGACCAATGCTACGACTTTGATTGTCGTTCTTTCAGCACCATGCCGACGGTTATCGCCAGCGCTGCGCCGACAAAGCCAAGTACACACCCTGCGATGAACTCAATCATTACTTTGTACCTCTTCGCTCAATGCTAACAACTCATCGACTATGTCGTCAATGATCAGCGCCAACGTCGGATTTCGCATGCTTCCCCGCGTCACCACTTCGTCTTCCTCGTCGTCGGCCCGCTCCCGCACCATCATCCATCGTCCGCTTGGCCCGACCTCGACGCGGTACCAATAGCGCCCAATCAATTTCCGCCAAATCATACGCATTGCGCAGTACCTCCATGACGTCCATCGCTTCGTCGACGGTACGAATGATGAGTGTGGGGTACTCGCTCCATTGTGCAAAGAATTCTTTTTGTTTCGGACTCAGCGCACCTTTTGGTGTCTTGACCTCGACTAAGAATAACACACCGCGAAAACCGACGACCAAGTCTGGGACACCGCCGCCGGCATTGCTCAGGTCACCGACGAGCGCACCGTTGTACTGAAGCGTTGCCACGATGGCCCGATGGTTCTCGTCAAGCTTCTGACGGAACCGCGGTACGTATCCTTTGCTCATCGCTCGACCTTCTCGCCGGTGAACGCCATCATCAACTGAATCAGATCGCGGTCAGCACTGCGCACCTTCCATCGTCGCCACTTCGTCGCCAGCTGCGCGAACTCGCCGCCCTTGGCGATGCTCCCATCGAGTCGCACGTTGAACCGCTCGATGGCCTCCCGTCGCTTCAGCGCAGAGCCGGGACCGTACGCAGACGATGCGCTTTCCATCATGGCCACGAAGCGCTCTTGTGTCTCGACCTGGGATGCGCGCAGTGCGTCACGCCATGCGGTTTCCAAGTCGTCCACCTCGGTGGCCACGATGATGAGTGAGCCGTGTACATCCTTGCGACACAGTGCGCAGAGCTGCGGGTATGGCGTTGGTGTGTCCATCGCCCGAGCGCAGCAAAGACACATCAAAGGCGCCGTCTTTTTTTCGCTTGGACGTAGGTCGGTTGCAGTATCCATAAACAGGTCTCCTTTATCGCGCTTCTTCATATTCACTCCTTGTACTTCGATGCATTAAGTCATTAAATAGGGGTACTTTTAGAATAGTATTTACATGAAGAGATATTAGAAAAAACTCCCAGAAAGATACCGTACTTAATGACTTATTGCACGCAATTACACTTCACCGCGTCGAACCTGCGCACGGCTTGGACGAACTTCGACCGGCTCATCGCGATACTCATCGAGGATGCCAACGCCAAATACTGACGACCGATTATCGGACACTAAGCCGGCTTCGCCAAATCGCGATTTCAGTTGCTGAACGAGCCATCGTTGTGACTTGAATGTCGCTCCGCGCTCTCCTTCGTCTTCGGCCCACTCTTTCCAAGCGTCGTACAATGCGGCCTTCGGTGCGACGGCAACTGAGCTCATGACGCATCGTTGCTGCAAGAAGCGCGCGACGATGTCTTCTTCGCCACGGTACTCGGTGGTGGCCTTGTCGACGGCTTCGCAGGTGCCAAGCCCGCTATTAAACCATAACGATGCGCCAAGCATCATCCATTGCAAGATCGCTTCGGCTTCGGTGCGGAACATTGCTTCTAATTCGCGAGGGTCTTTGCGTTGCTCTTCGGGTATCGTTGCGGTGAATGGTAGGATGCGAAGTCGTCGCCAGATGCCAACGTCAAGCCCGGTAATGCGTGGCTTGTGATTGCCGGTTATCCAAAGCGTATGCGTCGGGTTGAATACGAACGGCTTACCGTAGAGTGTGCGTGCGGTAATAGCGTCGCCGCCGGTGATATCCTTGACGCGTGATTCGTTCAGCTTACGGCCCTCGGGCATTTCCGAAGCCATGGCGAAGCGCTTACCCACGAGCGCAGCTATCATCGGTGTCGCACCTTCGCCGTCTTGGCGATGGTCAAGCAAAGCTTCGACCGATGACGTGGTGCCGTAGTCGCCAGCAATGATGCTCAGCGCCTTCATGAACGAAGACTTGCCGTTGGCTCCGTTGCCGTAACAGAAGAACAGACAATGTTCATCGGTCGAGCCGGTCATCGTGTAGCCGACGGCTTTTTGTATGTAGTCGATGAGCTGGTCGTCGTTGTGAAAGATGGTGCGTAGAAACGACGACCACTTCGATGACGTGGCGACTTCTTTGTAGTCAACATTGACAATCTTGGTGAGCATCAATGACGGGTCGTGTTTCATCTCGGTCATGGTGCGCAAATCAACGACGCAATTGGCGCAGTTAAACAACCACGCTGACGTGTCGAACTCTGACGGCTTGGCAACGAGATACGGCTGGGCTTCCGCGATCATGCCGTCGATGCGTCCGGATGATTCACTCTTTAGCGCCCACTTGGCGAGGTCGGTGTTGATGGCCAAGGTTCCGCCAGCTTCGCGGTACATCTCGACAATGACCGCGTGCGCCAAGCGCTTGACTGCGTGCACGTCGGTGTGCTCCCAACGTTGACCGTTCCATACGAGCCACTGTTTCCACTCCGGAACATAGCGCAGCTTGTCGCGGGTTGCATCGACGAGACGCTTACCGTTGCCGACGTCGGTGTAGTGGTACGAAGTATCGTTTGCGGTAACTTCGTCGCTCTGCGTGGCAGTTTGAGGCACCTGCGTGGATGTTTTAACGGGTTGCTGTTTCTCAGGTGGACGAGGAATTGCAAGCGGTGACCGACGTCCGTATGTGATGCCGTCAACGATTGCTTTGCGCTCCTGAACCTGCGAACCTTTGCGTGGCACCTGCGCACCATACAACAAAGCGACGATGTCGTCATCGGACGGTGTGCGGTATCCAACGGCTTCGGCTCCGGCCAAGTAACCGCCGATGAGCCGACCCGCAGAGATGCGCAGTTCGTGTCGTTGTCCTTCGATGGCTTCGGACACCATGCGTACACCAGCGTCAATGCGTCGTTGCAGTACTGCTTTAACCCACGGCTCCGGGTAGTCAGCGTTCGACGGTGCGACGTTGGGGAGTTGCTTTGCTGCGGTGTGTGCGTCGGTCATCTCATCGATGAGCCAATTGACTGCGTGCTGAATGTCGCCCAGTTCGTCCGTTGACGAGTCGGTGACGTTCTCGGTGAATGTGAGGTAGCGCGCTGTTTCGTAGATTTCGACTTTGTCACCGCCAGCGGTGCGCCCCTTGAGCCGTGAACCTTCGGGTATCTTGGCCAGTCCGATAATGTGCAAGCCCTTACCACTGGGTGACACTTCGGAATACGATTCGCAATAGAATAGCGCTTGCTTTGCAAGTGATGTGGGCTTCAGCGCACCATCTGGCATCGCAGTAAAGCACGCATCGAGATCGATACCGACAATACCGTCGCCGTTCAGTACGAAGCCGACACCGACGCATCCGTAGCGCTTGACCGCGGCCTCTGCGATGTCGTGCGTTGCCCACGTCGAAGAATCGGTCGACGATGCATTGCGGCCGCTCTTTGCATCAATAGGCACCTTCGTTGGTGTGTAGCATACCCATCTGGGCTGCGTCTTTAAGTCAGCAATGTTCATAGTTGAAATCCACTCTGTAAGTACGGGGATTGTGATTGTATCTTGATTCGTGATTCAACGTGTTTTAGATGCCAACGTTTTGGGTTGTGAACACGTGTCACAATTTGATGACAATCTTGGCAAATAGGAACTAGACATTTGTATTCCTTTTCAGCATTGCCAAGATGTTCATAGTTTTGCCATTTGCTCGACCATCCTTGATGATGAGCTTGATTTGCAATGCAGCCTTGGCCAGCGCATACAAAATTGTTTTCCCATAGAAGTTGATTGCGTTTATGTATCCATCGACCGCATTTGTAGTACAGTTGCCTAACTGTTTCCATTCTCATCGGACTAGACTTTTTGTGTTGATACTCTCGGGGATATTCACCGTAATCTGTTTCAATTACGTACACACGATCCGGGTCGTAATCCCAGCGAAAGTACTCCTGCCATGGATTCGTGTAGTTTTCATATGCTTCCGGCAAACCTTTGTCCCATGTATCAAAGCATTTATTTTGCTTGTACTCATAAACTTCTTTTGAGTCTCCGTAATTAACATATAGATTACTCATCGTCATTCCTCTCGGCTATTCTTCGTCTATGGTAAATACAAGCTGTTGATTTGGTGGCCGAGCAGGTCGGTCGCGGTGCGCACCTCGCCAACGGCTGCGCTGATTTCGACAGGTTGGCGTGAAGGTCGTTCCATAGATTCCAAGATGAGCAAACCGCGCACCTGCTCTACGCATGACTCGAGGTGGCGCAGTTGTTTTGCGATGATAGCGCGTCGTTGTTTGCGCGTCTTCAGTACTTCAGCTTCGTTGTATGTCATTGCTTTGCCTTTCATCCTATTTGCTACGCTTGAGAATGATTATCAGAATAAGACATACAACAATGTTGATGACGTTGAACACCATTGCGTAGATTTGCAAAGTTTGAACTATCATCTTACTTCCCCCATTTCCCACTGCGCAGAATCAGCGCAATGATTGCGTATCCGGCAAGGTCGCGAAGCGTGTCGTCGATGCTCTCGTCATCGCTCACCGTGTGAGGCTCGGGGATGAGCGTAATCAGGCGCTCTATTTTGTCGTTCATGCGTACGACGATACCGAAGAGCCCGAAGCGGCCGACCGCGTCTTTGCCGTATGCTTCGGCCTTCGTTGTGTGTTGATCGTGTAGTTCTATGCAGAAGGCCCAGAACGCGTCGTATTGGTTTGGGTATCTCATTGCTTCGCCTCATTGACTACGACCTTTAGCACGTCGTTTATAAGCTTATTCCGTGATGTTCCGCGTGTCTTGGCGATGATATGCAATGCTTCGGCAATGTCTCTGGGTAGACGCACTGCGAATGTCGTGGCAATAACTCCGCTGGGCTTCGGGCCGGGTCGTAGCTTGGTCATGGTGTCTCCAAAAAAGAAGCGACGCAGGTTATCCCCGCGTCGCTGTGTCGTGTGTCTTAGAACGGCCGTGTGTCTTCGTCGTACTCGGTCGGTGTGTTACGTGGCGCTTCGGTTGGTCCCTGAGCCGGTGCTTCGTCGTTACTGCGTTGCTCTTTCGACCAGTCGCGGTACTCTTCGTACGCTGCTTCGGCTTTGGTCATCATCTCTTTGCCCACGTACAACGATGCGCAGAGATCGCGGTCAACCTTGGCAACATCGAAGCCAATCTGGGGAAGGACGACCGCGGAACCGTAGCCGGTGTCGGTGGTGACCACGCGACCCTTCTTGTCCTTGGGTTGTACGATAGGTGCCCAAAACATGAACGAAGGGATGTCGCGCTTTGCGGTCTTCTTGGCTTCGTTGGCGACTTCGCGCATCGCTGCGAAGATGCTCTCGGACTTCATTGCGGTCACCGCACGACCGACTAAGCCTTTCACCGGCCAGACCACGACGCCTTCGTATCCCTCGATGAAACAAAGTACCTCAGTGTACAAGCGCATGTTTGCGTTGGCTTTCCAATGTGTCTGCCATGTCTTGGTGCGGATGCCGTTGGTGGTTTCTTCGGTGTACGCTTGGGTGCGACTGCGAATCACGATGATACGCAAAGCTTCAGCGGTAAAGCCTTCCTCGTCATCGAAGAGGAATGAGTTTTCCCAAGGTGCTGGCAGTGCCGGCATGGCGTTGGCCCGTGCGTAGAACTTGCCGACCACACCGCGTGTCTTGGTGGTGCTAAGCCAGCTAATACGTGGAATACCGTCGCCGTGCTCGGTGCGCTCGTGTTCGTAGTTCAGTTCTTGCAAGTCTCGTTCGAAGTCACTCATGGAAGTTCTCCTCATGTCGTAGTGGAGCGGTCAAGGTGACCGCTCCGTGTGTTGCGTCGTTATGCGTTGGGGTTGACTTGATCCCACGTTGGGATTGCGTCGAGTGGTGCCACGATGGCGAGGATGTCTGCAGCATACCGTCGTGTCTGCTCGGCTTGGTACAGTTCGACCGCGATGGTGTCGTTGGTGATGCGTGCGATCTGTACTGCGAACTCGATGAACGAGTCAGAACGTTCGCGCACGGTGAATCGCATCTGGTCGGCTTGGGCTTTGGTCATCGGTGTCATGGTCGTTGCCTTTCGTGTTGTTTCTCATCCGTCCGTAGTTTATATCATGCTATTATATTTGTCAAGCGTCATGACGCACCTTTCTGTATGCAAGCTTATGACGCCAAGTGTATGTTCGTGCGGATGTATAGTTCACATTCAAATCGTCTGCAATTTCATGCATCGTCCTCGATGCATACCATTCCGGGTCGGTCGGCCACGTAATGCGGTATTCGTCGTACTTGGCATTGATGCCGTGCTTATGCAAGTAACCGTATACGGTATTTTGTGGGATGTTGAGTGCTGTCATGATTTCTGTCGCTGTCCGCTCTTCGTACCATCGCACGTCACGCGGCCATTTGTGTTTTCTGACAATGCGCACTTTGTAGCCGTTCTCATTTATGTGTCTTCTCATAACTTTCCAACTAACTTGTAACTCGTCCGCAGCTTGATGACTCGTTCGCATCATGTACCATTCTGGCGACGTCGGAAAGTCCGCTGTTACCCGTGGTCGTCCTCTGCCCTTGGTGACGATACCGTGTTCGACGCAATGCTCTTTCACTTCGCGCCACGGCTTTAATAACTCTTTGGCGATTTGCATCACTGACCGCGTGGCATACCACGCCAGATCGGTGGGATAGTCTGAAAACTCTTCGATTTCAATCACCATGATGGCGCCGTGGTGCGTCATACCGCGCACTTCTTCGTAGTGGTAGCCGACGTCGTCGACGGGAATGTTCAGCGCACGCGCAATGTACCAGCTGGGGTTGTCGCTCTGTAGGGTCGCTATGACGTCATCGGTATAACGCAGGTCGTCTTTGCATATCATAGTAGTGTCAACTGTCCTTCCTTGACGCCATGGCGAGCGACATTGTCTGCGTAGGTGCCGTCAAAGTCGCCATCGTTTAACCGTCGCACGATGTCGGTCGCCGCGTTTCTGTGCGTGTGAGCCGCCAAGGTGTCCGCCGATGTATTGAAGTGATTAATGGATAGCTTGTATCCGTTAAGTTTGACAATACCTGTCAGAGGTGAGTTATAGTGCGGTCTCATATAGACTTGCATAGAATAGTACGAACCGTTGCGCTCATCCACGTAGTATTCGCCAACGACGCCATATTTTCCACGCATCTCTCTGCCTTGCGAAGCAACGACTATTACAAATTCATCGGTGTCGAACTCTGTGCGTCGACAGTAGAGAAACCGACCCCATAGTGGTACTATTTCTTCGTTCTCTTGGTGTCTGGTGATGAACTTGCGTGTCATATCAATCCCTCCCGATGTAAGAACCGCCAATACTTTGCCGTGGTCCACTTAACCCCAAGCGCTATGCCAGCTTCTTTGTCATTCGATGTCGAATCCAATATAGCCCGCTGCTCGTCGGTAATGACGACGCGCACCTTTGGCGCTCGAATGTTCATTGTCGTACGTAGCATCCAAATGGTACGACCGCTGACGTCCAAAGCTTTGGCCACGCGTTGATTGCTAAATGTAGACCGTAGCAACACCATGACCGACTCGGTCAGTTTTACCGGGTCTTTAATGCGCTTGCCCACGTGGCGACGACGCATCACTTCCAAGGTTGAATACGCAATACCGAAGCGCTTGGCCAGTTGTCGGTTCGTCGCCTTGCCTTCAAATGCGCGCAGCATCTCGCCGGTGACCGGATGATTGCGTATGCTACGGTGTGAGTCTGGCACCAAGGTGCGACGCAGTTTATAAACGGTCGCATAGTCGTAGCCGTATTCATCAGCGACACTTTTTGCTGATCGCGAAGCATCCCACAAAGCCGCCTCGAAGGCGGCTCCGTGTTTCTCGATGTATCGCTGTGCGGTTTCCATGGTGAACGTGTATTTCTGTCCCGCTCTCATAGGTGAATCGTCCTTGCAATGAACACCGCATCAATCTGGGCCCGCACGTCGTCGAAAGTCTTGCCTTTGTAAGTTTTGACGGTGCGGTCTTTTCGTCCGCCGGTAGTCTCGAGTGTGCCAATCCATACGCCATCCATACCCATGGCCACGCGTGCGCTGTAGCGCCTCTGTGCGGTCTCGTAACGCACGCGCCAAGCCATCCCGGTACAATGCCACTCTATCAACGGTACGCTCATCGTGTGGGCTCCTCGTGTTCTTTGTTCCGCTGCTGAATGACTGAACGAAGCTTGGCTTCTCGTAATAATAGTACTAAGTGCCGTTGTTCTTCGCGCTTGGTCAGGTAGGTCAAAAGCTTACGTCGTAGCGTCTCGATTTCTTCGCTTACCTGCTGTAGGTCGGTGTCAATAGTTGGTCGCGGTGTCACTGCGTGCCTCCTCAATAATGCTCAACATGTAGTGCGCATCGCAGACGCGGTTGGTGTAGTTCTCATCGCGTTCAATGAGAAACTCACACCCACACGTGGCGGTCACATAGACCGCTCCCACGTCGCGACGCTGCGTGATGAACTTGTACATGTCGTAATCGCGATACAAAACATTTTGGAGTACGGTCATCGATGCATTGCGCTCGGTCCCGGTGAACTTCAGCGTGTAACCACCGAGGCCCATCACTTGGAGCCATTCGAAGAATCTGTTACGCATCATTGCGCCTTTCTGAAGCGTCGTGCTTCGCGTGTCGTTGAATGCCAATAGCCGCCAGCTGGGTTGATGATGGTGCCGTGGTCGCTGCGCAGTACTGCGTAGGTGCGCGTACCGTACTCGATGTCGGCATAGTCGAGCATCCCGACGACGCGCTTCGCGAACTCTCTGTCAATGGCTACAATCATTTCGCAGGCACACAAGGTGCGGTCATTGTCGGCCCGATGGATGGCGAGGGTAATTCGCTCATGTATCGGTCTTCGCAGGTCGGTCAGTACGGACATAGTGATTGCCTTTCTGTATCTTCTCTCATCCGTCATTATTTTATATCATGCTATTGAATCAGTCAAGCGTCAACACAAAACTCGTCACGTGGTACAATGTTATCGGATGCGGAAGTCACTAAATACCACGTTCGCGTTCGCATTGCTCGGTGACGACCGGCTTTGCATGTTACGAGTCTCGAGCTAACGGCACATGCAAAGTAAAAAGCAAACACAAAGCCCGACGCAAAGTGGTGCGTCGGGCTTCGTGTAATCGTATGAGCATTACCCGGACATCCCGGGAATAACTAAATTATACACCAACGCCACGCATTGCAGTGCGTGGCGTTGGTGCAGATGACCGTCACGGGAAAGGCGCCGTTTCGGATGATTGATTATAGCACCGCGGTGCAGTTCTGCCAAGAATAGGACACCGCGGTATTCGTATTATACCGGCTTTGCTGGCCACATGGTGACGTTCCACACGATCCCGTCGGTGATGTCGCGCAGTTGCTGGCGATACACTCGCCAAGCGTCCACGGTTACCGCATCGAGTCCAACGTCAGGTAGCTGCGTGTAGTCACAATCGACCAGCTTGGTATTCCGCACGTTGCGCAGTGCGTCCATTGCTTCGGTTTCGGTGTATGGACGATCTGTAAACGGCGTGCCTTCTACGATGTCGGCGTACTGTTCGCCGTATTCGTCCCAATACTCAATCGTTATATATTCAGGGTTGAAGATGCGATACAGAATCATAGCAACACCAGATTGATAATAGGCGACTCTCCGGCCGCGTCTTCGGTAGTCACTTGGAGCGTATGCGTGCCCGTTGCGGTTTGGAGTCTCAGTTGGATTGCGTCGTCAACCTTGAAGAAGCGTGTAGCGGTCAATCGAAACTTTGTGTCCTTGCCGTCGCCGCTTCCCATCGTTGCGACCTCGACACCGTTGACGAGGATGTCACCGACAACAGCGTCACGTGTAGACATCTTACCGTTGAAGGTCAATGAGTAGTAGCCTGATACGGGCACCGTTATCGTAGAGCCCGACCAAGCGACTGCACAGCCGGCATCAATGAGGTTTTGCCAAGTGACGGTAACACCAGCGGTCGTAATGCTCAGCGCCGTTGTGCGTGTGAGCGTGATGTATACCATGTTGTCGCCGCGTTCCAACTGAACGAGTCGACCGTTGACCATGGCTGCCGTGTTAGGGGTTGGCGAGCTCAATTTTGACGTCCTCTCTACCGCTCGAATCTGCGCTTAATTGTACGCCGAAAATCTTCCGCGTAAAGCTGTTCACCGAGTCTGGGCTGACTGTTACCAAGTCGCCGAGGAAGTAATCGCGACCGTATTGAAGTACGGACGATTGTAATACTTCGATAGTGTAGAGCTTTTGTTTACGTTGCTCTTGTCGCCATCGACGCTTGGCCAGTGCGGTCAGATGTGCGACGGTTTCGGAGTCGCCGCCCTTGATGAGTACTTCGCGCAGTTCGTAGCCGGTCGGTGCTGGCGAAGGGAACGACCCGCGGAGCATCGCTTTATCTTTGCCCTTACCCGTGGCGACGACAAAGGTTGGCGAGGTCATCGCATCGGTTGAGTATTCGAAGTTCCCGATAGTGCCGTTGGCTTGACTCATGCTGACGACGCTTGTCCGGTCGGCTCCGAGCGTGTTGGCATAGAAAAGCGTGTACGACATTGCGGTGATATCGAAGCGCACCTCGAAATCGATGGATGCAACGTCGGCGACCTTCTGCATCGTGATGAGGACGTTCTCGCCCGAGCACGCCAGCGCAAAGCCGGTGCCCAGTCCGAGGTCGGTGACGTTGACCGCTCCCGTGAGTCGTCCGTCGGTCCATCGAGATAACGTCGTACTGTATCGACGGCTTAGGTCAGCGGTCAAGTATGGTGGCGCTCCGTTGGCGTTGTTGCCTATGTTGTAGTTCCATAACTGCGTAATAATTGACGATGCTGTCGAGTAGATTGACGGCATAAAACACGAGACACCTTGTAGATTTGGATACCATGCAACGATGCGGTCTTGTAAGACACGCGTCGCATCGACGACGACAATCTCCATCATCGGATTGACGTTATACATGCGACGCATCACACGCACCGCTCCGATGATTTCTTCGTATGCATTCATTCCGCCCGCTGGGTCACTGCGTATCATGCGGACAATGTATTCGATGTCAATCTGCGCAGCCAACGTGGTGCGCAGATCGAGACGAAGGACGAGGACACTAGGCGAATTGACTTGATGACTGACCGAGTAATTCAGCGGGTCAATCATACCGACCGGTGTGCCGTCCGCTTCGTACAGTGTGAATGTTGCTTGTGTCGGCATACTATGCTCGAGTCACGGTGAAGAGACAATCCGTCACCGATTGCGCCGCGGTCGTGATGGTGTTTGAAGCCATGTTGACCGTGTCACCAGCGGCGAGGACTTGCATCCAAGTCGTACCCAAGTATGAGGTAGCGGCACCCGGCGTCATCATATGGCGTTGCACGGTGGTACTGTTGACCTTGAGTTGTGCCGTACGTGTTCCGGTCGATGCGGTGCCGTAGGTGATATTGGCTGCAATTGCATACAGACCCGCACGACGGACCGTAACAATGCCGGTCGTTGTGTTTACTGAGAAAATCGAATCAGCAGATACGCTGCTGGATGAATATGCAGTGATGTCATATGAAGTATTCACGTTGGTGAGGGTTGCCGTTCCGCCGCTCATCCACGCATACGATTGGTATGGTAATTGTGTTGTCGTACCGTACATAGTATAGTCTGGGGTTATGCCAGCCGCAGTGATTGCCGCCCCGCTGACTACCACAGTACCCAATTGCAAGTATGTCCTACCGACGAGCTGGGCCGCGGTACACACTGCGACACGCACTGCGTAGGTCGTTACGGTTGTACCGCTGACACTCCTCGAGACGGTCAAAGCGCCAGCGGTGTCGTTGACAAAGACAACAACGTTGTAGGTGGCGTTTGCTAGCGTCGTAATGACGATGGCCGCAGACGTCGTGTTCTCGTAGAAGTAACCGCCGACAATCGCCGCTCCCGCTGCGATGGTCAACGTGTTCGTTCCGTTGCCGGTCATTGCCAAGAGTGAGCCGGTCTGCAGTACGCCGTCGCTGAGTGTCTTGGTTTCCATTGCGATCATACGCGATGATGCATAGCCGCTGCCGTTGCCATCTCCGAATGCTACTCCGAGGCCCGTCGCCATTCCAATAGATTGCTCTGCCATGTGTTTATACTCCTATGTAGCGCTTAATGTATTGCATGGTCACGAGCGAATTTCCATCTGCGCCCGTAGCGGAAACCGAAATAACGTTTAATCCGTCAAAATCTAATGCGTCTGGGGTTGGATACAAAGCCCAGTTCATCAAATCACTAGTAAAGTCGAGCATGTAAAATCCATTGAGTCCATCGTTTAGTGTGACCGTTGGATTGCCGCTTTTTAGGTTAATGACCACACGATTAGCCGCTGGTATTGTTTCGGAAAATCGTATGACGTGACCTAAGGTATCGGTAAGGGTAAGATTTGCTAGTGGCCCGTCGCAGATTAACACAGGTCTTGATATCCAACTACCATCGTAATAAAAATTATTGATTTTGTTTACGTTACTTGCTCCGTATGGTACCGGATAAGGTTTTGGGTATGGTGTTGGTGTTCCAAATATTACATCTGTCAATACTTGCTCAAATTGAACAGTATCTGACCACGTGGGGTCAGCTGCGCGCAGTTGGACTACTGTGCGCACGTTGAAGTCTCGTGCATCGGTGTCCAACGTAAGACCACCAACAACACGAACCTCAATTAATCTGTTTTGTGTATCACCATCCCAACTAAGCAATAAGTTTTGAATCTTATTTGATGGCTTAAAAACATTCATCAGCATGTTGCGCGCGTTCATGTGTGCATCGATGCTATTTGCTTCTATAACAATCGGCAAAGAAAAAATACGCGGATTTATTCGGTAGTCGATGTCAGTATCGCCGTCCTGAAATGTTCCGCGCTGTGTGATACGCGTCGACGGAGGCATTCCCCAATTTACGGTACCAACTAAATAAATGATGTAGCCAAATGCAGGCGTTATTGTCGTATTTTCTGTATTAAAATACACAGTATATTGCCCGTTATTGTATCCTATGTTCATGCTACTCTGCCCCCAGTGTCATCATCCAAGCCCGTGCGTCGTTAATCAGCGATGACTCGGATTGGTTATTGCTATACGACGCGTGCATGTTGAGATTGTAGACGACTCCGTTGGTATTTGCACTGCCGCCACCCAAGCGCAAAGACCGACTAGTTCCACCGCCGTTGTCTCCATCTCCGCCGTCGCCACCACTGCCCGAACCTTGACCGCTAAACCAAGACGTTACCGCTGACCATGCGTCGCGAGCAGCTTGCAACAGTGCATCTTTAATCCATCCGGCACCGTTTTTGATACCGTCCGCGATGCCTTGTACCATGCTGGTGCCAAGCTTTAGTACTTCCGGCTTGACTTCGTCAAAGAACGTCATCAGGTTGGTTTGTAGCTTCGTAAAAAAGCCCCATAAATCTTTCAGCGCAGTATCGACGGTTGTCTTCATGGTCACAAAAGCGCCGGCAAAGTCGCCCTTTGTCAGTTGCGACAATGCGGTCAAAATACCGGTGACCGTCGCCATGCCAATGCTTACCAGTGAATAGAAGGTGTCAAGCACGGTCTTGATGTACGGCCATGCAATGGTGAACGCGTCGCTAAGATATTGCCAAGCCACTGCGGACGCATTGAACGCCAGTACTAACACGTCGCGTATCAACGTTGCCATTGCGCCGAGCATCGTGGTCAACGTTGCGATGTAGCCCTGTATCGTTGGCGATGCAAGGTACTCCATGATTGCGCCACCGGCTTGTGTCATTGCCGGAACAAAGACCGAAACGAAATTCATCACCGCATCGGTCAGCGGTTGAAGAAATAACATGACCGTCGCGAGCCCTGCGCTCAGTTGCGCCAAGACACCCGGGACCGCTGCGATTGCTCCGCGGATGGTATCAAAGATTCCCGACACCGTGCCCGACTCGGTCATCCCGTTGATAAAATCAGAGATACCGCCAACGACATCCGCGAAGATTGGTACAAGAGTGTCAGAGAGAAAGTCACCGAAGAGCATCATTAACGGCATCAACGCTTCGCCGAGCGTCTGCTGTATACCCGCCATCTTTTCTTGCAGGATGATTTGTTTACCTGCGTAGGTGTCAACCGCGGCCGCCGCCGAGCCACCGAACTGGGTATTCAGTTCCGCCATCATCAGTTCTTGAGCCCCAGCGACGTTGCCAGCTTCGACCATTGCTTTGATCATGGCTTCTTGGTCTGCGGTAAATTGCACACCGCTTCGACTAAGTGCCGCAATACCTGCGATAGGGTCATTCAGTGCTTTACCGACTTGCATTGCCGCCGAGTCAAGGTCAATCCCGAGCGCTTGGCTCATATCGACGATGGACTTCGTCGCACCGCCAAAGTTCTCGCCTTTGATGTTGGTGAAGGTTGCAAGGATGTTTTGCGCACCAAGGATTGCATCATCAGAAAATAGCGACGCACCTTCGCCAGCGGACAAAGACGACGCCATGTTGGCCATTTGTTCCGCAGTGAGTCCGGCTGCGCTTCCTGTTGACTTGATGACCGCTTCCGTCTGTGCGAATACAGACTCGAACTCGGCTGCTTCTTTGATTGCACCACCGACGAAGTCAGTGACCGAGCTTAGCGCCTTGCCTGCGAGTTGCGTCGCTAAGCCGACGAGCCCTTGACCAATCCCTTGCAATACGCCAGTCATCACCGAGCCCATACCGGTGAACGAAGAGCCCGCACGACCGGCACTTTTGCCAACATCGTCGAGCCCGTCGTTGACGGCTTGGGTTGTCTTACTGACTTCATCATCAGACTTGAAACGAATCAGTACCGTCTCTTCGGCCATTATGTTTTACTCCGTCGCTGTTGTATCGACCGCTCCACGCCAAGCATCATCAAATCTTCTTGTATCGTAAGCCAAGAGACCGCTTCTAACTCAGCTGGCGTACAGTGATACACATCGCGACACATGACCAATCGTATGTATTGCATCGGCGCCACATCGCCCGTCCAAAGGTGAGCTTGTAGCGCCGTCTTTAGTTTCCCATTGGTGGATTGAGCCCAGCGAGGATTGTACGGACGATAACCGGAAAGTGCTTCGCCGGCACGTCTTCAAATTCGCCGTTCTCAACTTCGACGCACTTGCGAAGAATTGAGACCATAACCGCGATGTCTTCTTTTGCGGTCTGAAGCTTGATGAGATCGCCGATGGTTAACTTGTTGTCGTCGATGGTGTATTGCATGTTGGGGATGCTCCTATAAAAATGTGTGGGGCTCAGTTTGGCACACGGTCACGCCCCACCATGACCGCACGCCCTACTATGCAACGTCGGTGTATGTGATTCCGGGACACCGTACCGTGAAAGATGCCATGATTGCGTCTGCGCTTGTTGCGTCGATTGCTGGGTAGTCAATCGACGTGATGTAGCCGGTTGCGTTGGTCTCGATGGTGTTGTTCCCCGATCCCGTACCCTTTGGCAACCACTTACACTGAACCGCGCTTTTTGCTGCAAATGCCGCACTAACTAGGATATAAGCCTCGGTCACAGTCACTTCGGTATAAATGACGTTGATTGTCACGTCGACCGGTTCGAACTTGCCCAAAAGGATGAATGCGTTGGCACCGTCAAGAGTGTAGGTGTCGGAGTTCATGACCGTTGCAGTTGCCACGTCTACCGACTGCGTGCTTCCGCTGATGTCAACGTACGAGCCAGCTGCGATTTTGATACTGATTGTCGATGCAATTCCGTTGATTGCTGCGGTTGTTTGCGCCATGGTGTGTTCTCCTATTGGACAATTTCAGATATTACCAGCGTTACCACGACCGTGTCGTAGCTTCGCCCCGAGGCTAGTGGCCATTCTAAGATTTGCGCACGACACCGCACGTCGATGAGTTGCCACGATGAAGCGACCAAGGTTCGCACCGCATCATGATACGCCGCCATGTATGATTCCATCGTATCAACGACGTCCTTGAGTCCGATGCCCATTCCCGCCGGTCGTAGCAATGCGACGTCAGTGATGGTCCATTCGGTCATCATGACGTGCCCGCTCCCGCCGAGCGTCGTGGTCCGTGTGCGTGCGGATTGCATACCGACCGCAGAGACAATCCGCGCTGGCACGTCCGCGATCTCGACCGCGTTCTTCAACGTGGTCCCGGAGTAGACCGTTGTCACACCGGTGACGCTCATCGCTGCGATTGCGTCGACGATTGCGACCAGTTGTGAACTCATATAGACCGCCTCACATACGGACGCAGTAGGGTGATGATGTCCTTGGGTATCTGCGGTGATGCTAATACCATGCCATCAGCGCTGAGAATGGCTCTGTCGCTGTCTGGTGTGCCTTCGCGCTGGCGATACAAGTACGCCGCAATTCGTAGAGTAGCCGCGACGATGTCCGCCGGTGCCGTCGTTGTGTATGCGAATCGTCCGACCACGCTGATGGCGTTCTCAGGCGAAACCAAGTAATTCCATTCCAAGTTAATACCGCGCTTGATTTTGATACCGTACGCAGGCCTGACGTTGGATGGTAACAATACAACATTGCTCAGCGTGACCGAGTTGCCGTCGCCGTTGGTGATGCTCGTCAGACTGAATAGGTCTGCGCTGAGATAGAGCGTGTCGTAGTCCATCAGATCGCCGCCGTCGTTAAACAGTAGCGGAGTGTAGGTGCGCGTCGTATCGGCTGCCGCTTCGAACGTGCGGTGTGTGAATGAGTCCACCAAGGCCTGCGCACGGGTGACCGCATTGCCCAGCTGCGTATCATCCGAAGACGCCGTGATGTTCATGTACGCTTTGAGGTCTGCGGTCGTCGTGTAGGCCATCAGAGTACCTTCGTTGTCTTCTTCGGCTTTGCTTCGGTCGGCTCTTCGTCCACTGCGACCGCGGAACCTTCGGCAATGAGTTGCTTTGCTTCGGCTTCGGTCACTTCGACGATTTCGCCCGGTGCGTATGGCGTGTTAACTTTGCCGACAC